AACACAAAGTTCATGAGCCTCGTGTGATGGTTACTGGCTCTTGGGAGACCAACTACAGTAACATTCAGAAAATGAGCGAGCCCCCAAAGGTTCGATTATCTTACACGCAGATAAATAACGCGATATGCAGAAGGATGGCTATTGATCTTAAACTTCCTTCATGTCCTAACGTCACTAGTCAGGATGTTAAACATTGTCCCGTAAACCCCTTTTCCTTCTCCGGATTGATCACTTCAAGATTGTTTGGTGGCACTAGAGAAATATGTGCAAACGTCACATCGCGGTTGAGTGCTACATGGTTTAATCACATTAAACTTAATCCGACTCCGTGTTTTGAAATGTATAGTGTTGGCGCTAGAGAGAAAGCAGCTAAAGTTTGGACGGAAGGTCCAGCTCTAACACGTTTAGTTTTAATGACTGAGGATGTGCTAAACAGAATTGGGGGGGCTTTTGGTACCCAGTTCAATAAAAGAGTGAGATTCATCAGAGATGGATCAATATTTATCGCTCAGTCTTTAGAGAAATGTAATTATATTGAGTTTAAGAATACTTTCTCAAACAAATCTCGGTTGAATATTTCTGCGGACTGGAAACAATTCGACGACCATTGTTATGAAGAGCTGATAGTTTCCGATATGGGGATCTTCAGAAGTTGTTTTCCTAGAGGAGACAATATCGACAACGTATTTCTGTATTTGACTTCTTCGCTTGTTTTCAAATACGTTGTTTTACCCGGCGGTTACGTTTATCGGATAGACAAAGGATTACCTAGCGGTAACCCTTTGACTTCAGTTGTCGGAACTTTAATTAATTGGATTTTGTGGTCTTACATTGTTTGCAGAATGTGTAAAGACGACCAAAAACTTATTAATAACTCTAGACTCTTCTTGATGGGTGATGATGGAAACATTTCTTATGATAATCGCGTTGATGATTCAGATATATTTTCTATAATTGAAGAAACTGGGTTTGTTTCGGATATTGAATTTGGAGAGACTGGTAATTTGTTTTCAGCGAAGGATGAGACGGGGATTAAATTCCTCAAGAAAAGGTTTAATTACCTTGGACAACCTCACTGGGACTATAAAGGTCTTTGGTATAATCTGTATTGTCCTACATCAAATGTGATTAATGCTAAGAAAGAGTATGAACGCACCACTGCACTTTTGTATGTTTCGCCGTTTGATGGGAAGTCTACGGAACTGTTACAGGACTATCGTAAATTTCTTCAAACTAAGCAAGCAATAGAAGGTGCTGGAATCGAATGGATTGGCCTATATAATAAAGGAAGATTGGCTTCTCAAAGCATAGCAAGATCATGGTTTAACATGTCACATGAACCAAGACTCGAAGGCTACAAAGGGGAAGACGATTGGTTTTGGAGACAAAAGAGAGTATTTGTTAGAAGAGGAAGGGACCCTACGATTAGCAATTCATACTACATTCAAACTGACATTCTTAATCAGAATATTAAAATAGA